AGCAGAAAACATCCGTAGTCTAGTACAAAGGCCAATCAACAAATGAGCCAACTAAAGAAACTCGTAAACGATAAGCCTCTATGGGATGCTTTTGAGGCTGAACTAGAGGACCGCATTCAGAGTAGCTACAAGACGTTCTCACAAACGGATGACCCTATAGTTATGAATAGAATGCAGGGTGCAGTACACACTTTGACTGCACTTAAACAGTTAAGACTAAAGGTAAACGCTAATGGCTAGACTTGAAAGTCAAATGGAAGATATGATGGGTTATCCTACAGGTGGAGACCCTAGTATTATAGACCCTACTACGGGTAAGCCTTATGATGATTCAAGTCGTATGCGTCAGCAAGCTGAGATAACTCGTCAAGCTGATGCTATGGAAGCGTTTCAACCTGTTGAATTGCCTGAGTATTTAAAAACTAAAGTAGAAGAAAAACAAAGTAGCCCTGCTAGTGAAGTTAGTACAGATAAATTAAAGACTGGCTATGATGCTTTAGTTATTCCTAAAAAACCTTTAAAGCGTGATTCTAAGGGTAGACCTCTTGAAAGCCTTAGACCTAAGCTACGTCCTACGGAAGACTTTGGGCCTTCTTTTAACTTTAAAAGTCCCATTGATAAAACAATAGAATTAAATTATTTATTGAGAGACCCTAAAGCCAAAACTAAATCAAAAGAAATTGTAAGTGGGCTTAGTGAGAAAACTGAAGAAGGCGAAAGAGCCGTTCAAGGTTTTTATGATAGCGTAGCAAAAGGTCAAGGTCTTAGTGCTACAGAGAATGCATGGTGTGCAGCTTTTGTGCATTATATTCTTACAGAACTAGGTGCAGATACTTTAAAGGGTATGGGTGGACAAAGGGCTAGAAAGTACATAGATTACGGATCACCTGTAAAAATTAAAGACGCACAAGAAGGTGATATTGTAATCTTTGATTGGAATGGCGATGGTAGAGGACAGCATGTAGCTTTTTATGCTGGTACTAGAATAACAGATCAAGATAACCCAAACAAAATATCAGTTGTTGGTGGGAATCAAAACGATAAAGTCACTTTAATGACAAGAGATATGAGTCAAGTTCTTGGCATTAGAAGAATAACTAAAGATAATATTAATGTAAAACTAAGTAAAGATTTAGCAAAAAATAATCCTATCTTTAAGCTTTTTGTACCAGCAGAAGTTCCTGCTAAAGACATAAAGTTAAAGCAAGGTCCACGCATTTCTAATACTGAACAAGCAGACCCATTTAGTGTTATTCCTGCTAGATACGCTGAAGGTGGTTCTGTAACTAATCTTGAACGTGAAACAGAGGAAGCATTAGGTCTTCCCCCTAGAGCAAAATATACTTCTACTGCTGTTCAAGACACGGCTGACTTATTAGACAAAGAGATAGCAGAAGCAGAATCTGCAGGTATTAGTCAAGAGCCGCCTACAGCGTCTGACATAGCTAATACAGTGATTGACTTTACGCCTGTCATTGGAGACATTAAGGGCGGCGTTGAGGGTGCAGAAGTAATCTTTGAAGAGTTAGGAAAAGATGACCCTAACTTTCTTCTTATTGGTGTGGTAGGGGGTGCGGGTGTAGTTGGCTTAATTCCCGGCGTCGGTGATGCTGCACAAAAACTTATTATGCAGGGTGCTAGGCGTTTTAAAAAGACAGAGTTAAATCCAGAGGTTATGGAGATTCTTACTCCAAAGGATCAAGAGACTGTAGAGATTTTAACTAAAAATACTTTACCTACTCCTGAAACTGACGGAGAGAGACTAGCAGATGAAGTAGCCACTATGCTTAGAGAAGGTAAAGCGGGTGACCTTACGGATGAAATGCTTGAGACTGCAGGTAATGACTTTCATACACGATTAACTCAGAACTACATTGATGGTAACGTAGGCATGGACTTACCTATGGATTGGGAAAGCACAATGGCACGTGCTGCTGACCAAGGTCTTACTGAAACAAGGTATCATGGTTCTAATGTAAAAGATATACCTTTTTTTAAAGGTCAAGGGGCAAAAAGACAAACTGGTATGTTTAATACAGGCGATCCTTTTAAAGCATTTAGTTATGAAGGGAAAAATGGAGAAACATATTCTTTACTTATGCGGCCCTTACCAGAGGATACCCCTAAAGTAGATGTAGAAGGTGCAAACTGGTCAAACTTAGATGAGCCATCAATGAATTACAATAAGAATAATTTATCGCCTGATGTAAGGCAAGGCCCAAGAATGGACCGACAAGCCCAGCCACTAGATGAATATTTACAAGAGCAAACGGGGAATTTAACAAGTGATATGTTTATGCGAAAGGCTAGTGAATTAGGTTATCCCGGTGCTACTATTGAAAATGTAGTTGATAGGGGTCCAAGTACGCCCACTAGGTTTTCTAAAGAGGAAGGCATAAAAGCAAGAAATTTAGCAAGTCAACCTTCCGAAACTCAAGCTAGGACTGACACTACAGGCATACGTTCTATAGGCGCAAGGTTTGACCCAAGGCTTACTGGTTTAAAGAATATTAATATGGCCCAAGGAGGGCTTACATCAATGAATGATCAAACACAAATGGCTTTTGCGCTAGGCGGCGAAGCTGAGACAGTAGACCCTGTATCAGGCAATGATGTACCACCGGGATCGTTACCAGAGGAAGTAAGGGATGACATTGATGCCAAGTTATCTGAGGGGGAGTACGTTGTTCCTGCTGATGTTGTTCGTTTCTTTGGGGTAAAATTCTTTGAAGATTTACGTACAGAAGCAAAAATGGGCTTGCAACAGATGGATGCTGATGGTAGAATAGGCGGTGAACCTGTACAAGAGCAACCACAAAGGCAAGATGATAGTATGGACGTAGCTAAACTAAAAGCTGCACTTTCTGAGTCAGGCATGTATGCGGGTGGTTTAACGGATGGTGATAGCCTTGATAATTTTATTGATGACGCTTCTCGTGACCCTATGGTTAATGGGAGAATGAGAGCAGGTGGTGCATCAGTTAAGATGGCTGTTGGGGGATTAGCACCCACAGGCACCTACGGGGATGTTACCAAGGTAGACAGTATTATTAAACAGCTTATGACTGCCGCTAATAATGATCCTAACTTAATGCAGAAGCTTTCTGATAAAGGCATTATGGTTAACAAGACAGGTGCAGATAAGAAGTCTGCTGAAATGCAGCAAGCTAATAAACCTCAAGAGCCGCTTAAGGCTGATGAAGGAACTCTTGTTAGTTCTGACCCGTTTGATCTTGAAAAATATGATACTTTAGGAGGTAGCTTATTTGACGCTGCAGGTATAGAAGACCCCCTTGAAGCTATTGAAGAGACTTTTTTAGATTCAAAAGGTGTAATAGAACAAATTGTTTTGATTGGGCCTGATGGGATGGAAATACCTGTAGCTTGGAATAGTGCTATGCCTATCCCAAAGGGTTTCACTAAAAAGGCTACAAATGAGTATGGCGATATTAAACCTGTTGCATCTGCTGCACCTGTAAATAATTCTTTAGTTCGCCGTAAGACAGAAGATGGCTCTGACAATGGTGGAGGTGGAGGAGGGCCTACATCTACTGCAACAGACCCTTTTAACTACAGAAAAGAATCTATAGAGGCTTTAGCTGATAAATATAATAGTACAAGAAAGTTTAGTAATGCAGGTGCTATTATTGGCTTTATAGCTGGTCCTATAGGTACTGTTATAGGTATTGCAGCAAAAGCAAACCATGAAATAGTAAAAAGACGCATTGAAATAGAAATAGATACGAGAGTAAAAGAAGGTAAAATAACTTCAAAAGACTTTGGGACAGAAAAAGAACCTAGCGACCTAAAAGTTCTTTTTGAAGCTGTATCAACTAAACTTCCTGCAGCAAAATATAGAGCTTTTGAAAAGGAAGCAGAACTGTCAAGCTTAAATCCCGGAGCAATGCTAGAAAAAGGTAAAAGGGGTTTATTTGGTGTAGCCAAGGATCAAACAGGGGTTTTTGATAAATTTCTTGATGAATTTGCTCAAAAGGGTGTTCAAAACGCTGCAGATAAAATTGCAGAAGAAGTATTAAATAAAACAGATGGCATAACTACTATTTCTACTAGCAGTAATACTGAGCCAAAACTTAAAGGTAATAAAAAATAAATGCACTTAAAGCTGCAGACGCTGCAAGATTTGCACAAGCAACCGCAGCAGGAAATACTCGTATTACCCAAAAACGACCAACGGGTGGTGGCGGTGATAACGGCGGTGGCAGCAGCGGTGGCGGTGGTTCTAGTAGACCCGATACAAGTGCAGGTGACTACGGAGATAATTCTGGCCCCGGCCGCCGAGACAGTGGTGGTGGGTCCACCGTCGGAGTCAATACAAGTGCAGGTAACTATGGAGATGATGGCGGTCCCGGCGGTAATACTGGTAGGGATGATGTTATGAGTGGTGGTGGTTATAGTGCACCACAAGAAGATTATGACTCATCGGGGCCTTTTAACAAAGGTGGCTTAATAAATAAACCTAAAAAGAAAAGTTACGCTAACGGGGGGTACGTAACTGCAAACGAACCAGCGAAGAAGAAGAAGAAACGAAAAGGCTTAGGTACTAGGCCGTAACACAAGGAACTAAAAATGCCACCAGAACTAACAACTATGGAGAAACCTAAGACAGCAGGTTTTGTAGATAGCACATACCGCAATGCCAATGCACGGCGTATTGCTGAAGAAGAAGCTGAAATGGCTAAACTTGATGCAGCCCAAGAAGAGGGCGGTGAGCCACAAGAAGAGCAATCAGAAAGTGTTGCAAAAGAGCAACAGGTTGATGCTAAGGAGCCTGACACAGGGGAAGAACGCACATACAAGAAACGGTATGATGACATTCGCAAGCTTCAAAGCAACACTGCAGCAGAGCTAAAGGCTATCAAGGCTCAACTAGAGAACGCCAAAGAGCAAGGCATTGTACGTCCACCTAAGAGCGATGAAGACATTCAAGCTTGGGCTGACAAGTACCCTGACGTTGCAGCTATTGTTGAGACTATTGCTGAGAAGAAAGCACAGGAGAAGTTTAGCTTTGCAGAGGATCGTCTACGTCAGATAGATGAAATGTCTGAAGAGGCTAACCGTAGTAAGTCTATGGATGCTATTCGTGAGTCACACAGTGACTTTGATGATCTCAAGGAAAGCGATGAGTTTCACGATTGGGCAGGAGAACAACCTAAGTGGGTACAGGATGCTTTGTATGAAAATCAAGATGATCCACGCTCTGTAGTACGGGTTATTGATCTATATAAGGTAGATAAAGGTTTAGACACTAAGTCACGCAAAAAGTCATCTAAGGCTGCTGCGTCTGCAGTTGTAACCAAGCGTTCATCTAAGCCAAGTGAGGCTGAGACTGAAGTTTCTTTTACTGAATCAATGATTAGCAAGATGTCTATGAAAGAGTTTGAAAAGAACCAAGACGCTATTATGGAAGCACAACGTACAGGTAAATTTATTTATGATCTTTCTGGGGGTGCAAGGTAAATAAAAGCTTGACAACAAAAGATTACTAAGTATAACTATACCTATGAATTACTACTTTGAGAAGCAAGCCCTACTTTATTGTAGCTACCTTGCTTCTCAATTACTACTAAGCACAACATATTAGTTAAGACCTACCTGAATTTACAGGCCCGTTATTGTAACGCCACCCTTCAAAATGCAGCCTCTTCAACTTGTGTTAAGCTTACTTAAACCTAAGCCAAACATTCAATGGAGGATTCATTATGGCTTTTACAACCGCAACAGGTTATGGGAATTTACCAAACGGTAATTTTAGCCCCGTAATCTATTCAAAAAAAGTACAGCTTGCATTCCGCAAGAGTACAGTAGTTGGTGACGTTACCAACTCAGACTATTTTGGTGAAATCGCTGCACAAGGCGATACAGTCAAGATTATCAAAGAACCAGAAATCTCTGTTTCTGAGTATGCACGTGGCACAAATGTCACAGCACAAGACTTAGACGATGAAGATTTTAATTTGGTTATTGACAAAGCTAATTACTTTGCTTTTAAGATGGATGATATTGAAGAGGCTCACAGCCATGTCAATTTCATGGACCTTGCAACTAGCCGTGCTGCCTATCGTTTGGCAGACAATCATGACCAAGAAGTTCTTGCGTACATGTCAGGCTACAAGCAGTCTTCTTTGCACAGCAAAGGTGATACCCTTAACACAACTGTTAATGGTACTAAAGCTGTAGCTTCTGCTGGTTCTAACGAACTGCTCTCCTCTATGCAACTGCATAAAGGTGACTTTGGTAACATCACTACAACGTCTGCTGGCACTCACTCAATTCCTGTGACTGCACGTATGCCGGGAGCGACTTCGTTGCCAACTGCTACCGTTTCACCTGCAATGATTATCTCACGCATGAAGCGTTTGCTTGATCAACAGCAAGTTGACTCACAAGGTCGCTGGCTTATTGTTGATCCAGTATTTATGGAAATCCTTGCTGATGAAGATTCACGCTTCATGAACGCTGATTTCGGTGAATCAGGTGGTTTGCGTAACGGTCTGTCCGTTAACAACTTCCACGGCTTCCGTGTATATTCCTCGTCTAACTTGCCAGCACTAGGCACTGGACCGGGAACATCAGGCACTGCAAACCAACTCACCAACCTTGGTGTTATTGTTGCAGGACATGATTCTGCTGTCGCAACTGCAGAGCAGATCAACAAAACAGAAACATATCGTGACCCTGACAGCTTTGCTGACATTGTTCGTGGTATGCATCTATACGGTAGGAAGATTCTTCGTCCAGAAGCAATCGTCACTGCCCGTTATAACGCAGCATAAGGGAGTTATATAATGGCTACTTTTGATATGACCGCGAAAGCTACTGCTGGTGTTGATTCAGACAGCATTGCAGCAGCTACTTCTCGCTATCAAGCAATGGGAATGTACATGCGTGAAGCACGTTTGGACATTGCTAAAATGGTTGAAGATGGTTACTCTTGTACGAATGGAGACATCTTTCAGCTTCTAGAAATTCCTGCTAACACTTTGGTATTGTTTGCAGGTGCTGAAGTTGAGACTGCTTTTAATGGTACTTCCCCAACAGTAGATATTGATTTTGCTGCTGGTGATGATATTGTTGATGGTGGTGACGTTTCTTCTGCTGGCTTCTTAGCCTCAGGAACAAATGGTCAAAGTATGGTGGTAAATACTGCTGCTGCAGATACGTTTACGGCGCATGTAACAACTACAGATACGATTGATGTTAAGTTAATTGCATCTTCTGCAGATGTTACATCGGGCATTCTACGTCTTGTAGCTTGTTGCATTGATACTGGTCCTCGTGGCCGTGTTGCAGCAACGGAAGTTGACCGTGACCTCTTGGCATAAGTCAATAACTTTTGGGGCTGGTTACGTGCTGGCCCCATTAGTGTATCAAACCTATGCAACAAAAAACTCTTGGGGCATAAAAGATTTATTTAGGAAACATAATGGCTCTTACTTTTCTTACTTTAACTAATAATGTTATTACTCGTATGAATGAAGTAGAGCTTACTTCTAGTAACTTTACAAGTGCTAGGGGTGTACAGATACAATGTCAGAATGCAGTAAATGAATCAATACGATACATCAATCAACGTGAGTTTGGATATTCTTTTAATCACGCTAGTAATTCTTCTACCTTAGTAGCTGGTCAATGTAGATACACAGTACCTACAAGCACCAAGTCTATTGATTATAGCACAGCTAGAATTAAGAGAGACACTGATCTTAATGCAGCAGGTAATAACCTAGCAACGTTGAGCTATAATGAGTATATTGAAAAAGACTACGCTAATGAGGAAGATGATGTTGTAGCTACTACGCTAAACGGTTCACACTCCGATAGTGTAGCTACGTTAACACTTGCATCTACTACAGGGCTTGACGCTACAGGCACAGTACATATAGGCAGTGAGCAAGTTACCTACACTGGTATATTAGGTAACGATATTACAGGTTGTACAAGGGGTGCAAATAGTACAACTGCTGCCGCACATTCTAGTGGTGTGGCAGTTACACAGTTTGAGGGTGGTGGTGTACCTAGAAGTATTGTACGCACACCTGATAACAACTACCTCTTATATCCTTATCCTGACAAAGCTTATGCGTTAGTTTTTGACTACTACACTTTCCCTGCTGATTTATCTGCACATGGTGATACTACAAGCATACCTGATCGTTTTGCACCTGTAATAGTAGATGGTGCTACTGCATTTGTGTATCAGTATCGTGGCGAGTTAAATCAGTACCAGTTAAACTTTAGTAGGTTTGAGCAAGGTATTAAAAACATGCAAAGCTTGTTAATTAATAAGTATGAGTATATTAGATCAACTGTAATTAATAGACCACGTGGTTCTGCTAACTTTATGTCAGGTGTCAGTTAATGCCTGATAGTTCACAAGTACAACCAGTAGCATTTAACTGTGAAGGCGGCTTAGTTTTAAGTCGCTCTAGCTTTTTAATGCAACCGGGTGAAGCAATAGAATTACTTAACTTTGAGCCTGATATTTCAGGTGGCTACAGAAGAATTAATGGCTATTCTAAGTATGTAAATCAAGTTGTACCTTTTACAAACAGCACTGCTGAACAGCCTTTAATGGTTACTTTGTTTGCAGATAAAGTTGTGGCAGCTAGGGGTGAAAGAATATATACCTCTGCTTCTACTACTTTATCAATTCGTATTGCAGCAAATACTAGCATGTCAGGTGCAGGTACAATTAGTGTAAAAAGCACTACAGGTTTTTCTTCTAGTGGTACTCTTCAAATAGCCTCAGAAATATTTACATATACAGGAGTTACTGCTAGTAGTTTTACTGGTGTTACTAGAGCCACTTCTAGTACTACTGCTGCTGCACATTTAAAAGGTGTAGTTATTTCAGAAAGTTGGACTCAAAGAGTTACAGGTAGGACTAATGCAGGTAAGTACCATTTTGAGAGATTTAACTTTAACGGCACTGAAAAACTTATATGCGTAGACGGAGTTAATGATCCTGTTGTTATTAGTTCTGCAGATATAAGTAGTACAGCCGTTTCCTCTCCTAATGCTGCTTCAGGTGAGGATACATCATTAGGTGCAGATATTGCTTCTACTACAACCATGTCAGGGTCAGGTACTATTACGGTAAGCAGTACTGCAGGATTTATTAATCCTAGTTCT